CTATACCTGTTGCTATTGCTGGCAAAACTGCACACATTTAGGCAATCCTCATAAATTCGTAAAATGGTTTACTATGCTCTCCATATTCTGCGTGGTAATTAATAAATGTAAAGCCTAAACACCTTAACCACTTTATAGCAGAATCATTTTCCGCATATACCATATTGTATAACAATTTATAATTTTTCAATAGACTATCTACCCATTGTTTGCCTTGTCTTATAAGTTGTATTTTATATTTTTTATTTTGAAACAACTCATCTGTAGCAACCATCCATATGCAACCGCCAGGGCATACACCACATAAACCTATTGGATTATTATTATCATCAGCTATCGCCATTCTATCTTTAGTTGCTAAATAAGAAAATTGTATAGCTTCCTCTGGTTTTAAATTTGTTTGATAAAAAACTTCAATCTTATCGATTACTCTCATATTTTCAATAACATGATTGAGATCTTTTAAATTTGCTTTTCTTATGTATCCCATTATCTTCTGTTAGACCTCATATAAAATGTTGCTTCATATTCAGCACTTGTTATGTTTGTAGGTAAATGAGTTTTATTTTTAACATCTATATTTACTCTGTCTGCTCTGCTTAAAACAGGCACTTTAAATGTACCTGTCTCTAAATTTACACGACCAATAGTACTTGTTTCTGTACCTAATGTAGACGTAAATTCATATTTAGAAGTCGTATTGTTATCAGGAGTAACTTCAACTTGCATAAATCCTGTGTCTTCAAATTTTAAATAAAAATGTTTTAACTGTAATCTGCCACTAATTAATTCAGTGCCTTGAGTAGGACTTTCTGTAAGACGTTGCTTTGCAAATCTGTAGTGCATTTCATAAGGTTCTCCAACAATAAACTTTGCTTTTCTTACATCACCTATAACTCTTACAGTTTTACTTCCTCCAACAAGATTAAAAGCAAATAAAACTTGTCCTGGTAAAAGGTCTCTTTTATTACCATAAAAATCAACAAAATAACCCGACTCTCTTGTAGTACATATTACGTTTGAAGCAGTACCCATGTTTGTAGGAGTTACAAGAGTAAAAGTGTTATCATCTACTTTAGTAATTAAAAATTTACCAGTAGTACTGCCAGCAATAGCAGTAGCATTTTGAGCAATAAAATCTTGAACATCTTGTACTGTTTCAATAGCAAAATTAGATATATTTGACGTTGGCAATGCAACTTCAACTTGATCGTCAGTAACAAATCCATGATTTGCTAACGTAATCGTAACTGTATTATTAGAAGTTGTACTGGCATATCTCGCAAAAACAGCAGGTGCAAACTCTCTTCCTACAACTACCATAGATTCATCTAAACTATATGGAAGAATTACGTCAGATATTTTAGTAGTAGAGTTAAAACTAATTGATACTCCAGTTGATGCTTCTGTTAATTTACGATCTAAATACACTTGATAGTCACTATTTAACTCTCTAAAATCTGGTTCAAATGGTATTTTTTCTAAGTTAACTTGTGTATAAACACCTGCATCTGTATTTTTTTCAGTTACTAAAAACAAATCACTACCTATAAAGTCTGCATTTAAAATAGATCTAGCATTACTAAAGGTATAAGTAAACCAAGCATTTAATACCTTTTCACCTTGACCACCATACAGCCATTTATTTATATATAGTATATTTGGATTTTTTGCTCCTAATAAAACTAAAACATCTTCGTTAGTAGAAATAGCAATTTTATAAATATCATTAGGAAGTAATCTTGGAACATGAATTGTAAGGTTAGCAGCATCTTTAACGTCTACTCCTGATTGAGTAACGTACTCTCTAAGACCAGCAAAAACCCCTTTACTTGTAAGATAATAAATAGAACTACCAGCACCAACAGGTGTTGCAGCGTCACTACTTTCAAATTCTGTTGCAACCAAAACGTTAGCTGTTTTTGGTGTAAGATTATCTGCTGAACTGCTTAAAACAAATTGCGTTTGATCTGAAAATAATATTAATTTCTCTCCCATATTTACAGCATTTTTAAGAATAGCTACTTTTGTATGCGAAGCAGCCACATCAATAGGATCGCTATCTATAACTGTTAATACAGTTTCACGAAAAAACTCAAAGAACTTAGATACAGTTGATAGGATTACATTATCGTTAGCTAAAAAACCTAATCTATTTCTAAAGAAAAATACATTGTTTATTTTTGTACCAATAAAAGATGGATTCTTAGCAGATTCTAAATCACCAGTAATCCGTTCTCCCCATATAGGTAATCCATAATTAGGTACACCAAAAGTAGCATTACCACTTGTTGATAAAGTATCAACAGCAGTGTATGTAAAAGTAGTAGCGTTGGGAACACTAGCTATTGTAAAATCCCCACTAACAGCAGTTCCCGAACTGTATATAATATCTACCGTATTACCAGCGACCAATCCATGATTACTACTAGACGTAACAGTTACAGTAGTTCCTGATTGAGAATAGGTAGCTGAAGTTGGATGACTTAGAGCATATGTACCTCCATCTACTCTTGCAAACCTAAACTTGCCATTAGCTTGTCTTACTAAAACGTGTGGCATTGTTGAGTAATTAAATTTAAATGGAATACCTGGAGCTGCACATTCTTCCCATTGACCTTCTTCAAAAGCATTGCCATTATTAGTGACAAACCTTACATAGTAATTATCAAAATTAGTAGTATCATCTCCTTTAACTTCTACAACCATTCCATCTGGAGAAACTGTAGGTAAATCTGTAAACTGTTGAACTGAATTTTTTACAGTTGTTATTTGTGAATTACCTTGAGTATCTGAAGAATCTATTGAAAAATCAGAATTGTCATTCTTTTTTATATGTAATACAGGACCATTTTGTGCAATAGTAAATCCAGTAAGTGAAGAATCTAACGAAGATTTTATTGCAGTTGCAACGGTGGATGTACTTAAGGGATTGTCTGAAGATGTATTTTTCGTAGCTGTAGTACCATCAACTGTAACTGAATAAGTTGTTGCATCAGAAACTTGATTAAAAAATACTATTGCTTCTGTATTACCACCTCCCGATACGGCTGAATCCATTGCAGTAGTAACCGTTGTATTAACAACAAATGTATAGTCAGCAATAGTTATAGTTTTTATTTGTGATCTAGGAGAAGTACAAGATAAATAACTAATTCCATCAGGTTTAAATACATCTAATTCAGTGCCATTAAGATCAAATACTCTTACATTATTAGTACTAAAGACAACAACATATCTTTCTGTTGTGTCTCTATTTATCATATGAACTTTGGCATCACCTATTGTAAGTTCATTATCAATTAGATTAGATACAAACTGAGAACCAGAGCGTTTTACAAGACCTAATATAGGATCACTATTAGCATTGTTTTGAATTTCTGCATGATCTGGCTTTTTTGTAGCATCAGAAGATTGTGATATACCTCTTAGTAATGTAGGTATTGATCTAGAGATGAGAGGCATGATTACCTAATTAGTACGTTTGCAGGTGAGTAAGTATCAAACACGCTAGTAAGAGATGGATCTCCTCTTAAAATATTATGATCTGCATTTGCTAAATCAGTTTCTAATAATACAGCTCTCGCTCTTCTTTCATCTTGTTCAGTATATCCTCGTAAAGCATTATCTCCTACTAATCTATCAATAAAAATTCGAGCAGCTTTTATAGTTATATAATTTCTTGCTGGTTCTGGTATTTCTTCAAACTCTCTAAAATAAACTGCTGTACATATTAAATCATCTTCAAATTCAAAAGTATGATTTAATCTGTCATACATTTTTAACCCACGTTGTATTGCATCAACTGTAGGGTGTTGATGAATATTGGGATCAATTCTTATTATGTCGGTAGGTAACGCTATAGTTTTTTCTACAGGATGTCTAGTCAAAGTAACATCTATTTCTGTATTAAAACTCCAACCTTCACTTTGAACAGCTTTGTCTTGTTCATGCAAAGTATCAATAGCAAGTTGAGCATCAACAGGTAAAGTTCCTTGTAATGTATTTATAGGACTTTCACCTATAGCAGCCATCATGATGTTGATGCTTTCTAGTTTTGTGGTTGCAGCTATAACACTCATTTTAATTACCTAATTCTTTGAGAGCTTTATTTTTAAGTTTAGCTTTTTCTTTAATATATCTAGCTTTTTCACCAAGAGTCGTTTTGCCAGTATCTTTCAGTTTCTTTTCATAAAAGTCAATAAATGCTTGACCCTCTAATTTTTTGTTTTTCTTACCAAACATAATTAATACCCCGACTTTTTATTTTTCATTTTAAGATCATCTCTAGTTTTTGTCGATTTCTTTTTCTTTTTTTTGGTGTCAGTTGAATGATACATGGGTATAAAAAAAGGGCATCTAATAATAAGATACCCTATAAATTGAAATTAAGAAGTATTAAGAAGCAGATAACTTAATAGTAGCTGCACACTCTGGGCGTAGGATTCCATGTCCTAGAGCGTACTTAGCAACCATCAATGTGCCTTGATACATCGTAGCATAATCACTACCTGTGATTTCAGTAGTCATATCCATTAGTTTTACAG